AATTAAATTTAAAAAAAGAATATTGTCTTTTGATTTTCTTTTAGAACAAGTATTATTTTAATGGAATTAATTATTTTAAATGATGGATTATATCAACTAATACCAGTAACGAAACAAATGTTAGAAGGTATAGAATTAATTAGTGAAGCTGATTGTTTTGATGTGTGTGATATTTTAAGATTAAAATTATCTGGTTATGTAGATAGTTTAAACCTACATGTTATGAATGATGGTAGTGGTTATTTATTTGGATGTATGTGTCGTTAGACTAAATCTACAGCGTTACCAATAACAGGTTTGTATTTCGTTTTACCTTCTTCTCTATACGCTCTTAGTAATTGTTTTCTTGGATTATCAGATACATAGCTGCAATGGATCCACCCGCTGTTAGGCTCACCCGGAGTAAAAAACTCGAGGATCATTTGATCATACGGGAGGTTTGCTTTGATCCAATCAAAGACCTCAGCGTTGCTTGTGCCAAGGCATTCGAAGTCTGCGGCCTCAGCTTTGGTGTGTTGTGAATTTAAACTGCTACCAATTTTTACACATAACTCAGGGCTACGAAAGCAGCTAGTCACCGTTACTCTGCCGAAGTGATCACGAACTGGCTGTAAAATATTTTCACAAAGTAATTTTAATTTTTCTATTTGATCTGCATTAGGATTGTTATCAATACCCAGCCTGATAGCTGTGTCTGATTTTATTAGCTCTGATAAGCTAAAATTACGACTTAGTTTCATTATCTCCTCCGTTATTTTCAAAACTTAAATCTTCTGCATTATTTTTTTCATTCATTTGATAGAACATTTTGTCAGAATCCTCTGTTACCATTTTAGTATCTTCCGCATCCCAGTAAGTAGTTTGGACTTTATAGTCAGGCCAAGAGCTGTCAGTAGTATAACTATTAACGTGCCACAAACAACGATTATTAGGCTGAGCTGCATAATTGCCATTATCAAGAGCCAATATATGCGCACACTTATGTTCTTGAGGTATTTCAGAATGCTCAGTATCCAAGATGTTAGTATCTGGGTGCGCCCAATCAACTGTAAATAAATATTTGCCATGATAAAACTTTTTATCAATACCGAGGTATCTGCCGTTTAGACCATCCAACCAATCAAAGCAATGAACACTAGGCCAATAACTAAAACAATTCCACAATTCCAATTCGTGTGGCTGCATATCTGGCACTTTGGCTCTATCAAACGATTTTTGGTAAAACGCTGAGATAGGCAACCTCCAATAACAGGCACCATTTGGTAACATGATATTAAATAAGAGAGCCCTACCTGAAATAGAGCTAAGACCAAAGACAACGCAGTCACTACTTTGTCCAATATAATTTTTGTCCATGTCATATAAATATTCCTTTCTTATCTTACAATAAATTGGTGGTATGTTTGCATTTAAATATGCCATCAGTCTAGTATCAATGAAGTTATTTTTTTCTCTCCCATATATACTTCTATGTTTGCCTTAGACTGAATGCACTTGTATATAACTCTATCACCAGGACTTTTGTCCTTCATAGCATAACGTTTAGCCTTAAGACAATTTGATAACGACTCGTGATAACGGTGTTCCACTATCTTGTGGTCCACAATAAGCAACAAAGCAAAAACCATTTCAACCATTAGTGCGACCCACTTCCATTTCTAATTAATTTTTCAACATCTTCTGTAAGTTTTTTTGTTCTATCTTTTAAAAATTCTATATTAACTGCATTGTTTCTCATGCTCTTTACTTCCTTATCTACTTCTTCTAAAACACCTGCGAGGTGCTCCACTAACATGAAGAGCTCCGCCTCTCCACTTAGTTTTTCGTGAATACCAAAATAAGCCCAAGTGCCAACAGCGATCATGGCGATCAAGCTAGCTACCGTCTTCATAGGCATTTGCACAGCGGCCTCTTCAGATATATTTAAAGGTTTTTTACTCATCACTTAATATAACCTGGTTCAAGAAAGATAGCCAGAAGACATAATAATACAATCAATATAGCTGTAAATCTGTAATCCATTCTGACTATCCTCCAATGCATTTAACCCCAATTTGACCACCATTCTTTTACTTTTTTGAATGGCCACATTATTATTTCTTTAATTTTTTTTAACATTTCCATCTCCTTCTTGCTTGTCTTAATCTTGAATTTGGGTCTTTTGCAGCTTTGGGAAATTTTTTCATTTGCCCAGCTGATCTTGCGCAAAATGATTTACGTCTTTTAGCAGCCTTTGATCCCGGTTTAACTTTACCAGTAACGGCTGTTTTTAATTTTGAACCTGGGTTAGCACGCCTGTAAGCAGCTACTCCAGCTTGTGTCATTCCAGCACCTTTTTCTGTTGGTCTAAAATTTTTTTTATTTCGAGCTGGCATAACATCTCCACCTCGTTTAAATCTTTTTCTGAAAAAAACTCCCTTTTGATCTTTGCTAAATTTAATACCAAACTCTGATTCTACTTCTTGTGAAGGAGATCCAGACATAAATTTGTCTCCAAACTTTTGTCTTCTAATTGTGATAGAAGGTTTTATTTTACTTTTTCCTTTAAAGTCTTTAAAATCTTTTTCAGTAATATAAGATTTAGGTACAAAATCTTTCATACCTGTATCAACTTCAACTTTAAGTCTAGTTAATTTGTTTGCCATGCCTCTCCTATGTATTTAATTATACACGTAAAAAATTACGTGTATAATATTGTACAAGATGCTGTATTGGATAAAGTAGCATGAACATTAGTTTTAAATCTAATGCCACTTCCTGGAACAAAAATATCTAAACCTTCTTGCTTAAAATGTCCTTCAAATTTTATTGGACCTGATGCACCGCCATCTCTTAGAATAACAGAGGCATCTGTTGCAAAAGCTCCAGACCCCTTTGCCTGTATGTAAGTAACACGACAATTGGTTAAGTCTGTGCTTCCTCCAGAAACTGTAGGAAATTGTCCCGTTGAAGCTATTCTACTACTACCCTGGTCACTTGTAAATGATCCGCCACCTGACATAATATTCTCCTTTGTTTGTGGCTCCCGTAGGAGCCACTAATTAATTATTACGCAAATTGTTTGTAATTTATAATAAATGCAAAATTACCAACCGCAGTTGCGTCCGTTGTTGTAGTGATCTGACAGAAAATATTTCTTGCAGCACCACTTACATTTGCTCTTGGAGATGCAGCTGGAGAAGCATCGCTTCCAGTGGTATCTAAAAGAGTACAAGGATAGTGAGCACCTGCAGGCACAGTTGTTCCG